CTCACACATCGCCAAATCCGATACAGTGTATCCTGGTGTACTCGATGTTCTCCAAGCCAAATTCTCTAATGAGAACATATATTTTTTGGCGTACCCGTCACCTCCCGCACCTCCGTTAATTAGGTTAGTTGAAGATTGTCCACCCTCCATTTTGTTAGGAGCGATGTTAAGGTTATATGTGTTATCTAATACTGAGTCGGCAAATCTTCTACCACTAGTTGTAACACCATCAACTTTTTGTAAGTCATTGTATTGTAAGTATGGAACGTCTTTTGCAAACACTCTACAATATTCAGTTCCAACTTCTTGTCCAATCGCACCTTCGTATCTATAAACTCTTGAACCTTTAGTAAGTTCTTTATATCCGTCATGGAATACTTTACTTACTTGGTCAATCGCATTACCAACGTGTTGAAGTCTTCTACCTCCTTGAGGCTGACTATCAATGATTCTTTGGGTTTGGTCTAAGATTGAACCTTGTTTAAAAGTTCTCTCTGTAGATTCTGTAGTATTATATGATGAAGGTTTAAAGTCTTCGTCTTGATTTGTGACCTCACCACCAAGACCAACTTTTTTACCAGCATTTCCTTTGTACTTCGGAGACACCCATGTAAATCCACCTTCAATACCACCACCATTAGAATAGGTAGGCCCGTTAGCACCTAATCTAACTTCTTGACTTGGTCCTTCATATAGTTGAGCGAGTTCCTGTGGTCCGTAAACAGGTGCTTGCATCTCTTGACCGTAGGCATTTACAGGTATATCACCACCTGGTGAGAACACTCTTGACGGTTCAGAAGTAATGTTACCAACGTAATAGTTACTATTGTCAGTTAATGTTCCTGTGATTGCCCCTCCTAATCTATCAAGAAGACTTCTTTGAAGGTTTGGTTTATATCTGTTGTAGTCAATGTTTTTAAACAAACGAGACCTTTGTCCTGCACCCATGTTGTTATACATGATTTGAGAACCAGTGTTTCCTCCACCTAATAATCTATTGAAAAATCCACCGACCCCTGTTTGACCAAAGGCGGCAGTCATTTGTTGTATTGTAGTTGGTTGACCAGGATTAATATTTGGGTCAAAGTATGAACCAGGTATTGGTGATACAGGTAAGATACTTCCTCCTAATCTTAAGGCGAAGTTGGCCGCAGCAAGTATTGGGTTTGCCGTTACGGTAATAGTATAGTTTGGTTCAATAATTGGGACGATACCTGACAAAATGTTAACTATGTCAGTCCCACTATTAACATTTAATATGTTTGCTCTTCCAATTGTATCTTGTCTAATCTGAGCAGCAATTCTTGCTTCAAACTCTCTTCTTAATGTTTCTGCACCTAACTTAACAATAAAGGAGTCTTGACTCATTAAACCATTACTACCACCAGGGTCATTTGAAAGTAAAATCGATAACGGACTATACGTTGAAGGTACAAATGTTGTTGGGTATGGTTGATTATTTGAAGTGTTAGTTGTTTGTGGTCTATCTATCGAATCAAAAAACGGTGCACTATCTAAAGGTAATTGACTACCATTAGAAAACACGTTAAGAGGTTTCCATCTTTGAGACTCGGGAAACGCTTGGTCTACAATATTTGCGTCTTGGAATCCGTATTCACCTTCATTTGATTTGGTGTTTAACAACGCTCCTGGGTCAGGAACTTGTTCGTATCCACCTTCATTACCGTATTGGTTAAGTGGATATAGTTGGTTTGCAAAAGATGGGGTATCAATTAATTGGTCAGGACTATCCTGTACAGACGTGTCTGATTGAATATATTCTGTATTAATTGATTGCGTAGGACGGTTAGGAGCCTTAGCGTAAGGCGTTAAGTTCCTAGTTATTAGTTTCTTTCTGAAACCATCCGAGCTTACAAAATCTAAAGGACTTCCCATTAATATCTTTATTAATAAATAGGTTGAGGGTTATTTTTTATTAAGACCCTAACACTTTTCCTGTAGGTGCCTTTGTTGGGTTATCTTTAGTATTGACACTAACCATATATTGTTTCATTTCAGTTGTGTTCATTTTGTCAACAAGTACCTTAGTTATTTGTTCTTTTTGTGCTGGTGTTAAATCCCCAGCAATTCCCGTAAAATTAATGTCAATTTTGAAACCTCCATCCACATTAACCTTTGAGGTAGAACCACCGAAAGCTCCTCCTTTTGATGCAGCTTCTTTAACTTGAGTAGACTTAGTACCTTCAATTAATGAAGACACTGGCATGTTTCCTTTGTCTGTACCCTGAATTTTACCTGATTTAGCACTTCCAATCATCGAATCTAAAAATTCTTTTGCCGCCTTATCAATAGAGGTATCATCCCCAATTTTACCTCGACTTTCTTCTAAAGTTTTCATAAGACTTTCTTTAAGTCCATCTTGAATCTTAACTCCTTGATTACCAAGTTTAGTTAAGTAATCAGACATCGCATCAGTTGTTTTAATGTCTTTATTATTAATATCTTTAAATAACTGTTTTATATCACCAAACGATTCTGTCAATGTACTTCTTACTTTTTCAGGTGAACTGAAATTTTTTGATGCCGCACCTGTAACTGCGGTAGAAACATTTCTAACTGATTCGGCACCTCTTAAGAAATCTTTTTGTGTTACTGTACCTCCAACAATCGCAGCTCTAATGGCTTCAACATCACCTTTAATTGCATCAGAAATAGACATTTGAGATTTTGCAATCTCTTCCATTGTTTTAGGACCTTCTTTTTGTTCTTTGATTAATTTGTCAAATTCATCTTGGGTAAGTTCAGATAACTTTTTAGTTTCATCATCATTAATTTTAACTTCGTATTCACCACCTTCACCCATTCTGGCAATGTTGGCAACGTATTGTTTGTCTTCTTCTTTAATGTTTAAACCCGCAGAACCGATTGCTGAAACTCTTTTATCTGCCTCAGCTGCGGCAACGGCTAGTTTACTCATCTCTTTGGCACTAACCCCTGTCTGAGTTTCCATCTCTTTAAGAGTTAAAACTCCTTGTGGACTAATTTTAAAAGTTTTGGTTTTTTCGTCGAAGTAACTAAATTGTTTTGCAACATCAACCAAACTATTCTGCAGACCTTGTGGGTCGTTAATAGATTGATTCATTAATGCAAATGGGTCGGCTAATGCCCCTGCTGATACTCCTAATCTTTGGAACGCTGCTGCGGTTTCAATCGCACCTTCAGGAGTTAACACCTTATCCGCCAATCTGAATGTTTCACCCATGTCGAATCTCAACATCGATGCTTGTGCCGCCATTTTGGTTAACCCTTGAACTCCACCTTCAAATTGGTATCTGTTCATTTGGTCCATGTTGGCCCTAACACTATCCATAACTTGTTTAGTGTTACCTCCAATACTTCTAACATAGTTGACCGAATCTTCGAGTTGTTTACCCATCTGTTCGAATCCAACCCCAACATTTAAAAACCCTTCAGATATTTCTCCCACAGTTGCTCCTAAAACTTTTGAAGCGGCGTAAAGTTTTTCAACATCCGCAGCGTTTTCAACAACGTTTCGTCTAGCGGCGGTTGCCATTGATTGAATGGTCTCTCCTACTGCACCAACATCTCCTCCCAATCTAGCAATACCAGGTAGAGAGTTAACTATCTCAGTTTTTAACTCAACAATTCTTTCTCTACTTTGTCCAAAGAGATTATTAACCTCTCGGGCAACAGAACTTACTCGTTCAAAGGCGTCTGCAAATTCTTGAGCGTTGGGTAGTTTAACCGCGTTCTTCAATTCTTCACCCATTTGACCAGCACTTTGGTTATTAGTTTCTGCCATATTCTATGTTATTAGTTTCTATATAAATACAAAAGGACTGAGTTTTCAGTCCTTTTTATTATCTTCAATCCATTTATCTAAAAGATACTTTCTTGCGAACAACGGCATTATTAAAAAATCTTGATAAGTTATCTTTAATAATGTGTTTAAGTAGTAGAACTCGTCTAGCTGACTTTTCCTATAATCAGAAGAAAGGACGAAAAAAGTCGACCCCGAAACCTACATTAACTGTAAGTTTTTCTCCTGATGGGGTCATAACAACTCGTTTCATATCCAATCGTGGTTCATTCTCTTCCATAAACTTACGGATGAATTTTGAATCCGCAATTGGCATAGATTCTATAAATTTGGCGATTTCGCCCTTATCGGTAGTTCCGTCAACTTCAATTATTTCTTTTTGAAGTCTTAATGTGACTTTAGGTACTATTCGTCCCGCAGGATAATAGTCAGATGCTTTTTGATTTTCTAAGATTTCACCATAAGTCATTGGTTTTAATTTAACCGTTGATTGTGACTTTGGTAATGAAACCGTAAATGTACCATCCTCATTAGGTGTCTGTCCTTGAAGTATCGACAGTTGGTCTAATAAGACTGTTGTCTTGAACGGTTTTCTTGTTGTGGGGTCAGTTAGAGTAAGTTCCATTTCAGGACCGAATGCGGTGTTCCTTAAGAAAATTAAGACCGCCTCAACATCACCTTCCAACATGTCTTCAACACGTAAGTCTGGTTCATAAATCTTTGTTCTTAAAAGATTTGGTGTCATATCGTCACCACCCGCCATTAATAAGTTCTCATCAGTTGCTGTCAGATATCCGACTTTAAGTGATTTCTTTTTGTTTTTGTAGAATGTACCTTGAGATGGTAATGGTACCACGTCATGGGGAAGTGAAAAATTCGCTTGTCCGTATTCTCTTGATTGATTATCCATATAAAAAATTAACCGTAAAGTTTATGTGCTTTACGGTTAAATATAATTGTTCTAGATTTTTTATAAAGAGTATATTAGTAAACTAACACACATCTATCCATTCTCAACGTTGCTGAGATTGTTGCTAAAGCATCTTGTGAATAAGATAACGCGTTGAAGTTAACATCTGTTAAGAATGTACCATACATAATCCATTTCTCAACAACAACACCTGTTGGGTCCAACATCTCAAGGTCGATGTCTTTTTTATAACCTGCGGCGTATCCCATACGACCTGTTACTGACTCGGCGTGTAAACGAACCCACTCCATAAGAGCCTGTGCCGCTGACGGTCCAATTGGGTCTCTGAAGGTCACGTTAATTGTTTGCCAGTTGAATCTACCCGCAACATAAGTTGAAGTGTTCAGGAATGGAATTTCAGTCGCAGCTATTGTAATGTGTGGTCTAGAAGTACTTTCTACAAACCATTCGTTAATACCTAAACTTGATGGAAACCTTAAAATGAATCGATTTTGTCTCTTCGGTTCATAAGGAATCGGCATTTTCATCAGTAAATCAGCCATATTATTTAAATTTTGTTTCTATGTTTATATTGATAAATATATCTCGTTTGAAAAATTTTTCTATTTACTTAAAATTTTAAAAACGGTATTCTTTAACTAGACTTCCTTTTTAGTGCCTCCAGCTGTAGAATAAGTTCTTACTATATTATCTGGTTTATCTTTAAAATGTTTTTTCATTACTTCTATATTCTTAGGGTCATCATCTGAAAAGCCTATAGATGGCTCACTAGGAATAAAATTATTATTAATATCATTCTTTAAAAAAGCTTTCTTATTTAAAGTTGATGCAAGTCCTCTAATATAAGTTACAAACTCTTCCATTGCTTCTACCTTGGCTTCTTCAGGATTCACCGCCCCCGCCTCATCTCCGAACGAAACTGGATGGTATTTGTTGAGGTTTAAATAAGTTTTGATTAATTCTTCATCACTCATATCGTCTTCGTCCACAAACGTTCTGTATTTTTTAAGGTTTTTAACTAACTCATCTTTACTAATACCATTATAATCATTTATGATGTAATTATAAACCGCTTGTTTCAGCGTGTTTGGGTTGTGACCTCTCGCGGTGATTATAGAAAAAATCGACCCGTTATTGATTGCCTCTCTAAAATCGTTGAATGCTGGACCTTCTTTAGCCCTCATCGAATCGATTATAAAATCCTTATCGCCTTCAGTTTTAAAATTTCTAAATGGTTTATCACCATAACCTACAATAGTCTCACCTTTATATTCAAAAGGTTCTTTACCTAAATGATGTCTGTGTTCCGCAAAATCGTCAGTCGACATTCCAATCTCCTCCCCGTCTTCACTTTTGACAATTATCTTTGTTGGCATGTGAACAATATTATCGTCCCAATCAAACGCATAATATTTCATGTCTGGTGTACCTTCACCTTTAAATCCTTCTGTTAATTTTTTTCTCATTTGGCTAAAGGGGGGAGTTTATTCCCCCCGTTGTTATTAAATATTCTCGAACGAAGCTCCTGTCGGAGTAATGAAGAATTCAATGTCGATGAATTCTAACGCTTTCGTTGGTTTTAAGTAGATTTTACCTACTAATGTGTTTCTGTCTAAGTCTTCAGGTGTTGAAGAAACTGTTACACGGAAGTCGTATAAACCTCTGTCTCTTCTAATTGAATCTAAGATTGGGTTAACACTGTCTAAGAATTGTTGTCTAACGATTTGGTCGTTTTGTTCGAACAATAATCTTACCGCTACCGCTGAAATCAACTTACGAGCTTGAAGTAATAATCTTCTTACGTTCAATCTGTTAAGTGCTGTGTCAGCAACTTGTAACGTTTTGTTACCCCAAATTACAGTTCCTACATCAGAGAAGGTTGCGATAGGGTTAATTCTACCTTGGTATAATGTGTCTCTATCTTCTTGAGTCAACTTAGTTCTCGCCTTAATTGAGTTCACAAGACCTCTTGTGTAACCCGCTGATGCGAACCATGGGAATGCAATGTTATCTGTTAACGCTAAGTTTCTACAAACTTCACCTGTTGGAGGTAAGTAGATTTGTGTATTGTTTACAGTATCTCTTACTAAAATCCATGGGTAGTAAGTTGCAGTGTAGTTAGAGTCAATTCCTGTGTTATCTAAGTTATCAACCGCCTCTTGTGGGTAGATGATATCTTGAGGATTTGTACCATCTGGTGTATACATTAAGTAGTCAGGAGTTGTTGCAATGTAAACAGAGTCAGCTCTTTGGAACTGTACCATTTCAATTGCTTCCTCAACTAAGTTTGAGTTGTTAAAATAATCGATTGCTGTAGTTGCAAACACGTTAATGTTTGTAGCTTCAGGGTTAGAGAATGTTAAGATACCAAGTAAGTATGCGTAGTAATCAGTGTTTGCAAAATCCTGAGTATTGTTTTGTACAATAATTCTCTTGAATAATCCTTCACCGTTTGCCGTTGGGTATCTTGATGAAGGTGATGTACCTGCTAAGTAACCGTTAGAACCTAATTGGAATCTGTCTTGGTTAGTTCTAAACTCTCTATAAACATCCCATCCGTCAAATCCTCCAGCAAAACATAATGTATATTTTCTTGAGTAGATGAAGTAGTAAGGGTTTTCTTGACTTTCAGGGTCTGTTCTAAAATCAGCAACTCCACATTCAAAAGCAGTTTGACCACTTGTTTGGAAAGAGTTTGCGATTGTAACCACAGTTGCACCTGAGTCCATATGGAATCCTTTACTTAAGTAATTCCAAGCAAGACCGTCGATAGGTAATGCTGAACCAACCCAATTTGATGGATTTTGTCTACCTTTATAAGTTAAGAATGATTCATCAATACCAAATTGACTTGAGAATCCTAAGTAAGCTCTTCTTACAATATCACCCGCAGATTCAGTTGCATTTGCACTTGTTCCAAATGGAGGGTTTAAAACAACCTCACCTGGGAAATAATATTTAGTTTTAAATTTAGGTACTGGTGAAATATTCGCAGTTGACTCATATTCTCTTTGAGTGTATCCGTAGAATCCACAAGGAATTGCGTCGATAGGAGCCTCATCAGATAATTCAACCATTATAAATTTAGAGATTAATGCGTATTCACCGTTTGATGAACCAATTTTCTTAGCAACGAAGTTGTTAGAGTTAGGGTCCATATTACAGTTAGTGAATTTTTCGATAACTACAGGGTTTGAATCTGTATCAAAGAAGTTTCTTACTAACACATCAAATGTCATGTTATTAAATGATAGGTTAGCGATTGAAATTTTGATTTCAACGTTAGCCGCATCACCGTCAGATATTGAGATGAATTTAAATAATCTGAATACTTTATTACCTCTTAACTCAGATACTAAGAACGGAGTTTCAGGTGATTGATATTTTTCAACTTTATAAGCGATTGACTGAGTGTTTTGACTTCTAGCATCATCTAACGCTACTAACTCAGGATTAATACCTTTAATATATCCTTGGTTGTAAGCATAATTCAAAGAACCAGGATAAATCTCCTCAACAAATACAGGAACTTCGTTTCTTGCCTTACCAAAGTTATCAATACCTAATACTTTAGTTAAATACTTAGGAGAAGCAGCAGATAGAGATGTTTCAAATGAGAAACTATCACCGTCTTTAGTAACACCTGAAAGTAAGAAACCTTCATAAGGTAAATTAGTCACCCCTGAATATTGACCTGTTGCAATTAATTGAACATTGTTTGGTTCAAAAGCTCCAGTTGTATAATTAATACCAACCTCATAAACAGGTCCGTGTTGATTAAGTTCTGCGTTTGTAGAATATAATGAGATACCTCTTGAACGTAATGTAGCAACAACCATGTTGTTGTATTCGCTATAAGCAGTTCCTGTGAAACTAAAAACTTCACCTGTTATCTGACCTGTGAAAGTACCGTCATTATTATTAGTTAATGAAGATACATTATAGTAGAACGAATAACCTTCATAATCATTTCCTAAATCAGGGTCATTAGTGAATGTTGCATAATACCAAGGGTCGTTAGCATCTGAACTTAAATCGTTAGTGTCTAAGTTATTACTTTCAGAACCAAATACGTTAAGTTGGTTAGAATACTGACTTACTAAATTCCAATAATCAGGTGAAGGTATTGAACCATAGAAAGCGACTGTCGTTGCAGATAAAGTTGTGTCGTCAATAATTTCACTTAAGTTAGCATTGAAATCTTGTTGGTAAGTAGAAGTACTACCATCAGATAATCTATATTCTACGTTTAAATTGTTTTGGATATCCGTTGGTAATGCAGTAACAAACGATACTGTACTCGCTGAAGATGCTCCTGTAAATGTTGCAGTAAACACTGTTCCACCTGTTGGTGCAATAAGACCAATAGTTAGTGGGTCAACATTGGCAGTAACTCTAATACTCCAAGATGGACCCGCATCATATCCCGACAAACCTAACACTCTTGTCACAAACAATTGGTTAGATTGTTGTAAATATGACTTAGCGATATAGGCCGCTTCGTATTTTGGAATTTGTGTATTGATAAATTTAGTTGGTTCGGTTCCTCCAAAGTATGCTTGGAACTCGTCGTAGTTAGTTATAAAAACAGGTTCAAAGGCAGGACCTTTAAGTGTTTCCCCTACTAACCCTAAGGTTGTAACCCCCACACTCTGTGCTACGAAAGATAAGTCCGTTTCAGACGTGTATACTCCAGGTGATACAAAAACTTTTTGATTTGCTTGTGCTGTTGCCATTATTTAATTAATTCTATTGCAGATTTATTTTATTGATAAATATTCATTACTACCACAAAAAACTTGACTTTCCAATATGTATTTGTAAACGGTATGAATAAATTCTACCTTTTTTCTACCTATGAAAACAAAGAAAGAAATCAAGAACATTAAAATAGACCCTGAGGTACACGAAATACTAAAAAAGTACTGTGAGAAACGTGGAATGAAGATTTATAAATTTTTGGAAAATTTGATACTCGACAAGTGTAAAGAAAAGAAAGATATCTACGGAGAAGATTAAACCAAGATATTATCAAACTTAATATTTGATTCTTGAGTGTCGTCAGTTTTAACAATATCAATCCTTAATACATCGTTTGTTGTTATTTGAATTTTCTGAACGTCGGTACCATAAAAATCTTCGTTAATATAAACATCGTAAGACTCAACGTTTGTGGAATCGGCCCAAGTTAAGTTCGCGGTGTAAGGAACTACATCACTTAAACTTGTATTACCAACAACATATAAAAAGTTTGATAAAAATTCATTAACACTTAATAAGTTTCTATCACGTCTTCTACTTAATGTTGAAGTATCAAGTTCCATTATCTGAGCAACTCGAGCAATTGCTGGTTTAACTTCAAACTCCTCTTCGTCAATTAAGTAACCTAACATTGTGAAGTCATAACTTTGAACATAATACTTTCTTGAATCTAAACTCATTTGTGATTCATCAGAAACATTACTCATTATGATTGGAACGTATTGACCTTTAATAAAGGTATAGGCTTGTCTTGATGAGAATTTTTGCATAACCACTTTATTCAGTTGGTTAAGTTCTCTCATTCTATTACAAATAATTTTAACGCTGTAATTAATGTCTACAGGTACAGGTTGGGGTATCGTGTAGATATCCATACCTTGTTGGTTACCATTCCATGTCGGAACCGAGGCATAATAAAATTGTTTTCTATTTGGTATAGTGTATTGTAACGATGGGTTAGTTCCAAACTTTACTTCAGGACTTCTCACTACAGTAATAAATGGTGGTGAAGGGTTATAATCTAAATCAACGAATAAAGCGGTCTCAACATACTGAGCCCAGTTTTGAGTTGTGATTATAATATCAACCATGGGTACAACTTTACCCGCAGTAATAACTTCTAAATCTCCCTTAACAAAATCCAACATACCCCTATCCAAATCGGCATGTAATACCGACTTAGGTAAGTAAGTTCCGTCTTCATTAATATACTCCAACAACTGTTCCCTACGAGCAGATAATGTCTTCTGAGGTACTAATGGTAATGTTGGTTTAACTATGTTTCTTGGTAATGGCATTATTCTTTAACTACAAATAGTTTATTTTGTGAATTTATCATATCAACCTCTTTGGCGTTATATACAGGTTCTTCACTGTCTTTATATATAAACGAATTGTGTTTGTACGGATTATAGGTTACAATCTTATCGGATGATGGTGATGGTATATCGTCACAAGGGTATTCACAATAGTCTAATAATCTCCCAATAACAAAGGCGTGTACGTTCTTACTCTTTTGTTGTCGAACTCTTTCGTTCCCACCTTTTCTAACTCTGAACTCAACATCACCTAATTTAACATAATCGGCGTGTAATATTACTTTACTGTCATATGTAACTGAGAAGGTATGTTTATGTAAATTATAATACACCATAACTTTCTTACCAATAAAGATAGAATCAAACTGAGACCCCGTTATAATTACTTTCATTATATTCCTCTAAATTCGTTTTCACTTACGTATGTTGCGATAACACTTCTATAGAAAGGTTTGTATCCACCATAAGTGTGTTTATTATCTGACTTAACAAATCCGTCATCAGACACCACATAATATCTTACTCTGTCCTCCGTTTCATAATATCCAATATAATCTCCTTGGAATATTTCAACACCCATATCATCAAGGGTCTTTTGGTAAATAGAGAATTTCATGTTACCTGGCTCTTGTTGTTCAATTTTTGAATTACCTAATGATTTATGTGCAGGTGCCATGACCTGAACTAAACCTTGTAATTCAACAGGGGACATAAATTGGATACCGTCTTCAGTTACCTCACCGTAAACATCATCAGTTTTGGTTTTATATCTATCAATACGATACAATACTATGGTGAAGTTCATATCACCTAATAACCACTCCTCACCCATCCCGATGTCGAGAGAGTAATCTTCGGCTCCAAAGAACTTACCTAATCTTGTAATTGGTACTAACTTTTGCATCTTATTTATCTTTCATTTTTTGATAATTTGATTCAGACATAACAACAGAACTATTAATTAAAGTGTCAATCCCCATATAATTTTTAAGATTATCGAGAATTTCTTTATTCCATGTCATTTTATTGTAATCAGAATATCTCATATTTGAACTTCGTAAAAACTCACTATCATCGGGAACAACATATGTAATGTTTAAATAGTAATCGTATTTAACACCTAAATCTAAATGGTATACCTTAATATCAACACTTAAGACATCATTTAGTTTAATGACATTAATCATTTTATTAATAGCTCTCTCTATTTGCTCCTGTGACATTTTCATATATTGATAAATACTCAAACATTAACTATATTTAAATCAAATATTTTTCCTATAGATGGATGCAAGTTTAGAATCAAAAGCCATGACCCTATTAGAGGGATACGAAGGAGGAAACAACTATCTTATTGAACTGAAAAGAAAGTCTCAAGTAAATAGAAGGTTTTACCCCACAAGGAGTCAGGCAGAATACATTATTAATAACCACGACAAACAACCTAAGGTTGCAAAGAAGTGGGTAATACTTGACGTATATTTCGCGCAGAAACTTGCTGACGATAAACTTATGACCGAAATACCTGAAAAGGTGTGGGTTGAAAAATTACTCGCAGACAAAGAAAAAGCGTTTCATATTTGGGGTAAAGTATCCGAGTCAGAACAACTACATGATTTTTGGTTACCAAAAGCGGCAATCATTAAAGACAATACCGTAAAGGATGTTGTTATTAATTATGACAAATATTCTCACCGTCCTCCACTTGAACATCAAAAAGAAGCCGTTCAAAAGTTAGTTGAAAATAGGAAGTTTATCCTTGCCGATGATATGGGTCTTGGAAAAACAACCTCAACGATTATAGCGGCATTAGAATCAGGTTCTAAGAAAGTATTAATCATTTGTCCAGCAACTTTAAAAATTAACTGGAAAAGAGAGATTGAAAATTATTCAGACAAAACAGTTTATATCGCTGAAGGTAAGAACTTCAGTACGGATGCGGACTTTGTTATTATAAACTACGACATTATTAAAAATTTTCATGATACAAAAAAGAAAGGTGAGTCACAGATTCTTGATGCCAATTTTGATTTGGTGGTCGTTGACGAGGCACACTATATCAAAAATGCTACAGCCCAAAGAACAAAACTAATTAACGACCTTGTTAAAAAGGTGGACCGACTTTGGTTATTAACAGGTACTCCGATGACCTCTCGACCTATCGATTATTTCAACCTATTAAGTTTAATTGAATCTCCTGTTGCCAAGAACTGGATGGCTTATGCCATCAGATACTGTCAAGGATACCAATTCAACGTTGGTGGTAGAAAAGTGTGGAATGTTATGGGAGCATCAAATCTTGAAGAATTAAGAGACCGAACTTCAGGACTTACTCTAAGACGACTTAAAGAGAACGTACTTGACTTACCTGATAAGATTATTACACCAGTATATCTTAGATTGAAATCTAAGATGTATGAAGAAATTATGGGTGAGTATTACGATTGGTACGATAAGAACCCCGAGGAGTCAAAATCACTTACAGTTCAATTCACCAAATTAACAAAGATACGTCAAGTTATTGCCGATGAAAAAATTTCACAGACAATAGAACTTGCCGAGAACATTGTAGAACAAGGTAAGAAGGTAATCATATTCTGTAACTTCACCGACTCACTTAATAAAATATGTGAACACTTTGGTAAAGCGGCAGTTAAAGTGGATGGGTCAATGTCCAAACCTGAGAGACAACATAGTGTGGATTCCTTTCAAGAAAACGATAAGATAAAAGTATTTGTTGGTAACATTAAAGCTGCGGGTGTTGGTATAACACTAACTGCGGCTGAAGCGGTTATTATGAACGACCTATCATTCTTACCATCAGACCACGCCCAAGCAGAAGACCGAGCTTACAGATATGGTCAAAAAAACAATGTATTAGTTTATTACCCCATATTCGAGAACACAATCGAAGGAATTATCTACGACATATTAAATAACAAGAAACAAGTGATTGCCACAGTAATGGGGGACAATCAAAACACTGCCGATGCGGCTGAAGAAATTTTAAAGAGAATTCAGGAAATGCGTCGTTAAATGAAATGTGGATTATTTATAAGAAATGGATAATCCAAAAATATGAAAAAAATAGAAAAACAAATTCAACAACTCGAAACACAGATACTTGAAAACCACGTAAACAAAGAGAAAGAGTTATTGATTACAGAAATGAAGAAAATAGGTATAGAAAAATTACCTTATTCTTACTCAGCCCTGAAACAGTTTATTGACCCCGAAACAATGGACTTTCACTACAACAAACATTACAAAGGGTACGTCGACAAACTAAACGACGCGTTGTCAAAGAAAAAATACGGGGATGTTGAGTTAGAACAAATAATCAAAACAATAAGTCGTTTTGATAAAACAATAAGAAATAACGCAGGTGGAGCATTTAACCACGCATTGTTTTGGAACATGTTGACCCCAAAACCTAAAAAATTAGAGGGCCCTTTATACGAAAAGATTACGAAACAATTTGGAAGTTTCACCGCCTTCAAGAAACAATTCGATACTGTTGCCAAAGAAAGATTCGGTTCAGGTTGGGTATGGTTAGTACTTACAGCCAAGAACACATTAAAGATTATGTCGACACCAAATCAAGATAATCCTTTAATGAATGTTATTGAAGGCGGTGGGTTTCCAATTTTAGGTTTAGACCTTTGGGAACACGCTTACTACCTTAAGTATAGAAACAAAAGAGACGAGTACATTACAAACTTTTGGAAAGTCGTTAACTGGGAATTCGTATCAAAACTATACGAGATGAGAACGGAAACCAAATTATTGGAATCTATAAAACTCGAAAAACTTTTAACTGAATCCAAAGAGGCTCAATTCTGTGACGCTAAAGAAGTTCAATTCTACAGAGAACTTATCAACAATCCAAAAATTAAAAAACTTTATCAAGACGGAGTAACTGACATTTTAAAAGAAGTGTTCAGTCAATTTTGGGTAGACAGTACCAATAAAGAAATGTCGGGATTCTACGGTGTTGAATCAAAAGAAGGAAGGTCAATATTGAATAACCTTAACACAAACTTCAACTCATTCTGTTTATTAACCAAATCGGTTAATAATCAAATTGAAAATATTGGTAAGTCTGAAAAGAAATTTGATTTTTCAAAAAAAGAAAACAGAACTATAAAAGAGATAAGTCGATTACTTAAAGCCATCGACCACTTTAAATCTAAAATATTCACAAGAAACAACCAAGATTTTATTAACATAATTAAAGTCCTTAAGAAACTTTGGGACCGAGGTCAAAAATCTGAAAACGATGTGTTTGTTAAAATTGAAAAGTATTTTGGTGACTCAGCAACTTTAGAAAAAATTGGTGGGCATGGTCAGAAAGAAGATGCTATCGAAGGGGTTGATTTGAAAATAACTTTAGAAGGTAAAGAATACACAGCTCAGATTAAACAGTTTTCAACGACGAGCAATGTAAACGGAAAGATTACCGTTAAAGATACTGGTAATGTTAAACCTTATGATGTGGATTGGATGATATTTATAAATACAAAATCGAATAAAGTTTTGATTTTTGAAAACAAACCGATTAAGAATCATAACCAATATGTGTTTAATGAGAATTCATTGATTCACGAAATAGAATAATCAAGATATTTATAGACATGCCAGCAATACCTGAACCAGAAAGAAGTAGAATATATACGAGAATCAAACATCAATTAGGTGCACCACTAAGAAGTGTTGAACTTGAAGATGAAATGATGGACTCATTAATGGAATTGGCGATTGGGGATTACGAAGAGTATATCCTACAATGGTTAATTGATTCACAATGGGTTAACCTTGTCAACTTAAATATGAACGAAAGGTCTGTTGCAAGAGCTTTGGTTACAAGAACAATGGATTTTGAACAACAGTTTAGTTATTCGTATTCTAAAATTGTTGGTCTTCAAACTGAAGGTCCTTGGGTTTTGAAGAAAGATTATTTTATTCTTGAGAAGAATGTCCAAACATATGAAATTCCTGCGGGCAGAGAGGTTAACGAACTATTATGGTTTAGTGACCGTCCATATAATCTTGGATTAGGTGGAATTGCAGGTCCTTTCGGTGGAGTTGGTCTTGGAGCCAGTGAAGCGGGATTCGCTCAAATGGGTAATCAAGGTTCTTACTTTATGATGTCAGGATTTGATTATTTAATCAGAGCTCAAGAATCGAATATCCTTAATAGAATTTTAGGGGGTTCTTTAACTTATAGAATCACAGGTTTACCTGATGGTAAAAAAATGATTCACTTATACAATACACCAGGTGGTAGATTCAATTGGTCAAGTTATGGTCAATACGTTGGTAAAGCCGTATGGTATTGGTATTATGATGTTGAACCTGATAGTAGAGCCGATTGCTTAAAAAATAACCCTGACGTTATTAAACTACCTACAGATGTTCCTATCGAGGAATTAACTTGGACAGATATTAATGTTCCTGGTCAACAGTGGGTTAGAAGATGGTTTACCGCATATTGTAAAGAAACTTTAGCAAGAGTTAGAGGTAAATACAGTGGTAATCTTAAGACACCTGATAGTGAAATTACAATGGATTATCAGAGTTTATTAACCGAGGCTAAAGACGAAAAAACTAAACTAATAGAAGAACTTACTGGAGCTGAAGGATGGTTAACAAGAATGAGACCTGAAAAAGTTATGGAAAGAGAAGCGTTGATTGCGGAGAATTTAAATAAACAAATGAAGTTCAGAGCGATGCCTCGTCAAATATATGTAATCTAATTTTATGGCAATAGTAAAAACAATACCCTCAAGAAAAATAATTAGTGGGTTAGTTATCGAAACATCTGAACTTTCAGTAGTTTCAGAAACAGAATATCGTACAACAGGAGAATCTTGTGTTGTAGTGAGAGGAGTTAGCGAATCAACAATAACTTTAGATTCTATCACTACGGACCACGTTGTTGTAAAATCAATGACAAGACTTACAATCAAACCAGACATCGGTAAAATCGATGAAGACTACGATGAAATAGTCGCTGATAAGTATGCTTGTATTGAATTCAGATTTATTGGTGGTAATTGGTATATCCTATCTTCAGACGGTCTGAAGCAATCCTAATTTTTTTTCCCAACCTTCTTCGGCTAACTCATACATGTAATTGGAATCAAGACCTCTTTTTTCCCAATAAGATAATTCACCGTCTGATAACGTCATAACCTCTTCTAAACTATCTTGAGAACCCTCGTCTAACGGGTGTCCATTGATTAGTTCACATTGAGTTGTTGTGAATATTCCTCTATCCGCAGGGTCGTTAACAATTAAACTATTTCTAACTTCATCCTTAAAGACAACCATTAAAGGTTCAATTCTCTTATTGAATGTTGTAATAGCTCTTGGTACATTATAGTCACCTGTTAAGTCGGGGTCGTTATCTAAGATGTCCTTGTCTAACATATAACAGTTTACCATAACCCCATCGGTAATAGGTTTTGTCTTAGGGTTCATAAGTGCGTTGTACGCGTTTGTATCTTTAATCTGTTTCACAGTCATCTTCTGAACATCACCTTGAGACGCCTTGGTACCGTTATTAACATACATAATCACATCACCCAAGTTCACATTCAAGTTATTCTGTAATGCCAACTCCATGTGAGCCATTCTACTCATACTGTTACCAGCTTTGGTCTTAGTGGTTAGTCTCTTGTTATAATCATCAAGACTTAATTTAACTTTAGCTCTTTGTGCAATCTTACTAAGTGGAATCTTCTTATCATAAATGGTTTGAAGATACTCGTAGTAATACTCCACGAATGCTTTACCATCACCTTGTAACAACATCTTAATACCTTTATCCAAAAACGCCTCAATATACAATGGAAGTTTCTTAGATTTAATACTATTACCTGTTAGTTTAATCTTACCCTTGGCGTCCATAACCGCATAGTTCTTACGAGCTAAGTTAATAGTTGACGGCCATACCCCATCGGTATCAAGTGCCATCTCACCTCTCATGAAGATATCGTTGTACTCCGCAACATCAGCTTCAGGTCCGTAATATTCTTTACCCTCTTTAACTTTCCAATTCAATCCACGACCAACATAAACTCTATCATTCGCCTCATCAGGAGTTGAAAAGTTCACACCGTCCGTATCCATTACCAATGGAACATATCCTTTAGTCATGAAGAACTTAATCATCTGACGAAGGTATTGTCTACCTGTACAAGTAATCTGTTCACCCATGTACATATCACCCCAAGCATAAACCTGAGGAGCGGATAATGCACCGAACATCGAGTTAATGAAAATCTTAATCGGTAACTGTTTGTTACCATATGATTCAGATTTCTTACGGTCAGTTGCATAGAATTCCTCTGCAAGTTGTTTGTATTTGATACGGGTGTTACGGAAGTAACTCAACATACCTTTCATTGCACCTGTCACATCACAGTCGGGGAACACATCGTGTACCAGCTGAATAGAAGGGTATAGAGACGAGAAGTCGAGTTTAAGTACATTCTTACTATAACCAACCTTAAGTAGTCGAGAAAGACCTCCTACGAAGTCTGTCTTGGATTCTTTGGCGGGGATTGCAAGTCCGTGTTTGTAAGACCAAGCTAACATTAACATTTTCCATAATGTTGCAGTACCCATGGTTGAAACCCTTTCGTATGTTGTTGGAATCATCGCAGCCAACAAGAACGAACCTTGGTTGAACTCTTGGTCCACCTTAAGGGTTTCATCTAAGTCATCGTCAAGATACATCTCAACTAACTTATCACCTGTGATTGTAACATATACGTCAGTACGTTTAGAACAAGCTGCGTCAATCTTAGAATCAACACCAACTTTCTTGTACTTACCGTTTTGAATGTTTAACCAAAAGTCTTCCTTCTTAGCGTAGAATGGACCAATATCTGTATGGTCAATGTACACACGGTCAGGGGCCTCCGCATTAATGAATTGGGTGATATACTTCAAACCCGCAGCTTTAATACTTGAGTTAATCGCCTGTGCTCTACGAACAGCATGGATAATATCAATTACGTTGTAACCCCAAATAGAAGTTTGAGTAAAGTTCTCAACCTCATTAGCAAGTTTCAACATACTATCTTTTCTTGTGAACGAATGGTCGGGGTGTAATGACTTACAAATCTTCTTTGGGTCGATACCTAAGATTCTACATCTTTCGAATATCCAATGCCAGTCGAAGTTCGCTGAGTTGTAACCACCAATAATACTTGGTTTAAGTTCGTTGATTACCTTGAAGAATTCTATGATGGCATTTCTCTCTTCAGATTCATCCATACATTCGATTACTCTGTGGTAACCTTTATTGGTTTTAATTCCAATCATGAAGATACGACCGTGTTGAGGTTCAAGAGCGGTCGTCTCTAAGTCATATACCATTCGGGTCACTTCTTCATAGTTCTCGAAACCTTTGAATAGTCTTTTTTCTTTTGAAATTAAATATTGTTCTACGGGAGGTAGAATCATTACTTTGTCTTTGGTCTTATCTCCCCATGGGTCACATCCACCTTCTCTAAAGAATTGGATAAGTTCTCTGTAACCTTTTAGTGATTTAACCATGAAAGTCATACCTCTTTGTAATCTGTCATTACCGTGGGTTTCTAACTTTTCAATCATGATACCATGTTTGGTCATGGCATCTCTCTGAGCGTCTTTGGAACCGTTGTAAAAGTTAATCTGACGTAAATCACCCACCCATGCAAATGGTGTGAATGTATCTTTTCGGATTTCCTTTCCTTTACCAGGGATTTCTTTGATTTTGTAAATGCAGTTCTCGCGATAGTCGTATTCGATAGCGACTATAAATTCTTCGGGGTCGTTTCCGTGTAGGAACGATTCAATATCTTGGTCTGTAAACATATATAAATTACGAGTGGTTTATTGGCAATCACAACATTGTGAAGTTCACCTTACTCATTGTATATAAATATAAAAAAATAAAACTCTTAGTCAAACTACAGACCAATAAAAAACCCGACACTTTCATATCGGGTTATCTATTAGTTGTACTTTTGTTTGTATTTTGGTTTTCTTGTGTAGGCTTTTTTACTTTTTTGGATTGATGGTCTTGTTGACATCCAAATCTCTTGCATTGTTAGGGTTACAGTTGTCATGGTGTTTGTGTTTTAAAGGGTTATCGTTTTGTTGAGTACAAAGATAGTATAAAATTTTATTTTTACAGCGTAAATCTTGGACTATTTTGATTTTTTCCAAATTTTTTTAAATAAGTCCCTGTCGGTGAAAATACTGAAGTTATAATCTTATAATTTTTTAAATCCTCAGTTAAAAGAATAATTTCAGCGTAGTCCATATACTGTGGTAAATCAAGAGCCTCTCCAACCTCCTTAACAAAAACAACCGTATTGTCAGGTCTGACTAAACTTAACTTTGACATTCTATTTTTAATCACCTCAAAGTTATCTGTAAAAATTTCTTTAATCATTCTATTCGGAACCCCAACCCTATCATAATATTTTTCCTTATAGACGGCATTGTATTCGTATATGTTAACAATTTCTTCCAAAGATTTAAGCCCTTGTCTCTCATTCCATTGGTGGTAGGAGGCTGTAAGGTTAATTAAATATCCGTCATAGACAAATTTTGTAACAGGTATTATACCGCTGCCACTATCTTCTAAAATTATCTGAGTTAGTAGTTTAGTTAACTTCATTTAACAACAAGCGGTTTTAGATATGAAACTATCTTGTATGTTTATGTAAAGTTCTTCTCTGATTGGAAGAATTAAATTACCCTCATCGTTCTGTATTAAAAACTGTCCTGTATATCTTCCAGGTGTATTAGTGTCTCTTTCAGTAAACTTGAAATAAATGTAGTATTCGGGGTCGGCACCTTCAGGCAAGATTAAATTAACAATCTCACATGGGGCTGAAACTATTTTAGGAATTCCTGTTTCCACATCAATCATAGTAAAATAGATAGTGGAAACCTCCAAGTCTTGCATAAGTTGCAAATAACCTGACCTCCCGTCTTTTACTACCTGCATTTTTAAAACAGGTAAAGTTGCATTCTTTTTAATATAAAATTCCATAACAATAAATATACTGTTATGATTCTTTACGCAACTCTCTATTATAATGTTCGAATCTATCGTGTTCTGTAGGTGTCATAAGTAATAAACCTGGGTAAAGTTCATCCTTTTTAACTAGTTGATACATGTGACTCATCCACGTTTGTTCGAACGGGTGTGCCCATGTTGTATCTAAAAACATCTTTTTATTACCTATTCTACTAACAATTTGAGGCCAGTTACAATAGTAAACTTCACCTACAGCATATGGTACTCCTTTGTGTGATAAAACCGCGTTGAATTGAGTTTTAGGCGCGTTAGGGTCAAGTCCAATTTGAGGTAGTCTTGGTTTACTTGGCCAAAATTCTTCTCTTACACTTTGAGGTACGTTATACCATGACCATTGAGTACCGTTGTCTCCATAGAATTCTGAATAATTCATCTTTAAGAAATCAAAATTTTCTTTCTTAATAATCTCTAATGACTTGGTATATAAGTTTGGAGTATATCTATTAAATCCGTTTCGACAAACAGTTCCTTCATTTGGAAAGAAAAACATATCATCTTCAAAGAACAAATAATAATCTAAGTCGGTCTTATCAAAGTGTTCGGCAATCCACTGTCTACCACCACAAATACCTAAGTTATCTTTTTTAATATGTTCAAATCCGAATTCTTCACAAATTTTAATATACTCTTCGGTTGTTGTTAAATCAGATGAATTATCTAATAAAAACTTTTTAGTTTTTAAAATATAATCTCCATCGTAAGCCAACATAGAATCGATAAGAGTTCTAAATTGTTTAGGACTATTGAATGTAATAACATATAATCCCACCTTGTTAGTATCCAATGAGTTAGTTTCTTTACCAGCATTTTCACTTTTTACTTTAAGTTCATCATTTTTTAAATCCTCAAAAAACTTTCCAACTAATCCGTTGGATTCAATTTCAAAGTAATTAATCAAGTCAGAATGTTTATAGGTCATAATACTGAAAATTGATTCTTCAGTTCCCATATAACCCTCATCTAATGTAGATTTTAATAATCCGTAATAGATACCGTTAATATCTCCAATGGTGTGTTTAGGACCACCAAAAAACCCTCCACGAGCAACTTTAGTTACCTTCGCACCCGCAATAGAATTTAGTTTGTTATATTCAAATCCATGAATTTCATTCTCAGCTCCGTAAGGAAAACTAATAAATGAAAACTTTGATACGTATTTTGATAACTTATCCAACACTTTATCATGTGTGAAGTATCCAGGGTGTACTGTGTTTGTTAATCCACCATCAATCCAAAACATATATTCTGAATCGAATTGGTCCATAATTTTGGCGTCATGTAGTAAGAACACCTTAGACATTACTAAAGGATTATAGTTCTCTAAACGAGACTGTGTTGATTCCTTTAACCAACCAACTTGGTTATACCAGTTAGGGTTT